GACTTTTCTCGCTACATTTTGATCCTCAAACTTTAAAGATCACTTAAAAGCTCCGATAACATTTTTTACTTACCCTACCAATGGACTACCTTTGCAACTTTTTCAAAAAAGTTCTTTTTGTCTCTTACCATGAAACGAACCTTGAATACGTTGGAAACTACCACTTCCATCCACACTCGAACCTTCCACACGTGCGTCATATCATTGCCCACCAGCAAACTTTGCACCACGCTTTCGAACGATTCCTTTACCCTGATGAAATCGATAAAATCGAAAATAAACTTCGCCGTTCAGAAATGACCGAACAAGCTATTCTAGATGATTTCTTCGCTAATGACGTCGAAAAACACGAAGTACCAATGGATACACATTTCGAATACGGCCTTTCAGCCATGCTCGACGCTTTCCGACCACCTCAAAAATGTTTACCTGCACATATATTTGATGTCCAACATCATTATCCTTACAAATGGCAAGTTAACGCTGAAGTTCCTTTCTCTACTGACTCGTACTTTTTGAAATCTCTGCCCACATTTGGACAGATCTTCAAACGTCTACACGACGTTTACTCTCATATCTCAATTGACTGGCATCGCCGCTACGGCTCGCGAATCACCACACTCATGAATGAGAAAATCCCCGCAAAATTTGGTCCTCTCAAAGAAACAGTCTTCTCTTGGACTCATCGATGGCACCACGTCATCAAGTCCAACTTCCTCGACCTCGCTGGTCTTGAAAAAGACTATTACTTTGATTCCCGTTACATATTTCCTATGCTGTTACATACCAAAACAGCTATCGTCAAGAAGGACGACCCTAACAAGATGCGAACCATCTGGGGCTGTTCCAAACCTTGGGTTATCGGCGACACTCAGTTTTACTGGGAGTACACCGCCTGGATTAAGCTTAATCCTGGCCACACGCCAATGCTCTGGGGCTACGAAACCATCACTGGAGGATGGCTGCGTCTCAACGCTGCTCTATTCTCTCGTTTCGCAGTTCACTCTTTTCTGACTCTAGACTGGAAACGCTTCGACAAACGAGCGTACTTTTCAGTTATCAAGCGCATAATGCTTGGAGTCCGTCAATACCTTGACTTCTCAAACGGGTACCTACCAACCAAGGACTATCCTGACACGGATAAGACCTGGAACCACGAAAAAGCTATTCGGCTTGAACGCCTTTGGCTCTGGACGCTTGAAAATCTCTTCAACGCACCGATCGTCTTACCTGACGGCTCGATGTACGTCCGACACTTCGCTGGAATACCCTCCGGTCTGTTTATTACTCAACTCCTTGACTCTTGGTACAATTACACAATGCTTGCAACAATCTTATCCGTTCTCGGATTCGATCCACGAGCTTGTATCATTAAAGTGCAAGGCGATGATTCCATCGTCAGACTCAATGTCCTCATACCACCAGAGGATCACGATTCTTTTTTGCTCAAGATGCAAGAACTCGCTGATTACTACTTCAAAGCAGTGATCTCGATCGAGAAATCGGAAGTTCGCAACGCACTCAACGGCTGTGAAGTCCTCTCCTACCGCCATAAAAACGGCTTACCTTACCGCGATGAAATCGCAATGTTAGCTCAGTTTTACCACACGAAGGCTCGAAACCCGAATCCTTCGATCACCATGGCTCAGGCAGTTGGCTTTGCTTACGCATCCTGTGGCAACAACGAACGTGTTTTGCTCGTCTTACAAGACGTGTATGAATACTACGCTGCCCAAGGATACGAACCCAACCGTGCTGGCGTTTCACTAGTGTTCGGAAACTCTCCGGACCTTGAAATTCCTTATCTCGATTTGTCTCACTTCCCTGACAAGTCAGAAATCAAACGTTTTCTGCTATCTGGCGTCTACCACAATGAAG